GGCTTAATATCTTGCCAATTTACCGCAAACACTTAGTATACTAAAGTAAGTATACTAATTTTATGACTAGAGCAGTTGATCTTTTAAGGAACAAGTTTGGAGTTTCTCAACTCTATAAACATGATGTAAAACAAAATGATGAGATTATTCTTACTATCTACTGGAATCCTTTAACCATTGCAGAAAGAGAATCAATACAGAAAAAAACTGATTCTGATGACGCTAATGATTTTGCACTACAATTAATGATTGAAAAAGCAAAAGATGAAAATGGAACAAGATTATTTCAAGATGGAGATAGAGCTTCATTAAGAAGAGAAGTTGAAGCAAGTGTTTTACAAGAAATACAATTAGCTATGATTAATGCTGGTGCTGATAAGGAGGTAAAACAGGCTAAAGCCGATTTAAAAAGCTAATAAAGATTGGCAGTTTTTATTTTCTTTAGCAAAGACATTGCATAAAACTGTGGCTGAATTATGTGAGACATTAACTATTGAAGAAATGATAGGTTGGGCTGCATATAACGAAATTGAAAGTGAAGAATATGAAAAACAAAAAGAACAAGCACAAAGAAATAGTGCTTTAAGAGGTAAAAGAAGGTAATATAGAGAAAATGTTTTAATTTTATAGCAAGTGGCTAATTATAATATTGATATTGGCGTAAAAGTAAAAGCTCAACAGCTAGATCAATTTAATAAAAAAATAAAATCAACAACTGATTTAATTAAAAATGCTAATAATTCAATAAAAAATTATCAAAAAGGTAATCTAGAGCTTGTAAGAAGTATTAATGGAGTTAACACAGTATTAAGTACTGCTAGTAAAAATTTTAAAGAAGTTGCAGTAGGCACACCACAAGCTACAAGAGCAGCCAAAGAATTTGTAAAGGCTGAACAATTAGTAAATAAAACTTTAGCTGAACAAGAAAAATTATTAGAAACAGTCCGAAGAAAACAACAAGGTAAGGAATTTACCATGAGTTTAAGGACACAAGGATTTAAAAAAAATCAAATTAGACAAAGTGATGGTAGTTTTATCAATATGAGAAGGCAAGAATTACAAATCATAAATAGAGCAGCTACATTAGATGATCGTATAAATCAAATACTTTTAAAACGAGGAAAAATTTTAAGTGCAAATGGTAAACAGATTATAAATAATAATAGAGCTAGGAGTTCAGGAATTAGAGGTGGAGGTCTTACTAATGCTATAGGTAGTGGAATTATTGGTGGTGGTTTTCCTTTGCTTTTTGGACAAGGAGCTACTGCTGCATTAGGTGGTGGTATAGGTGGTGTTGCTGGTGGCTTAATAGGTGGACAATTTGGTTTTGCTCTTTCTATTGCTGGTACTACCATTGGCAGCGCTTTGGATCAGTTAAGTAAAGCATTACTTAAACCAACAGAAAATATTGAAATGCTTGTTAATAGATTGGGATTAGCAGGAACAGAAACAGGAGATTTAGCATTGAGACTTCAAAAACTTGGTTTAGAATCAGATGCAGCCGAACTTCTATTAAAAGAATTTGAAACTAGATTTGGATTAACTGCTGATGAGATCAAAGAAAATTCAGAAACATTAAAAAATTTTAATAATGAAATAAATAAATTAGGTACTTCTTTAACTTTAATGATGGCAAATGTTTTAAATCCATTAATTAAAGAGCTTAATAATTTGATTAAAGGAAAAAGACCAGAAGGTATATCAAGAGGTGTTACTGGAACTATAGACTTTTTTACTTCTAATATGTTTGATCTTGACAAAAGAGGGGGAATTTTAGATCCTGCGTTTAAAAAATCAAAAATGGGTAATATTCCTTCTGCCGAAGGTAATGCAGTAATAGGTGGTGTATCTTTAAATCCAGCTTTCGGAACAAACCCTAATTTTAGTGGAACTATTAAAGCAAAAAAAGATTTAGAAAAAACATTTCTTCAACAAAAAGAAATATTACCTTTACAGCAAGCATTAGAAATAGAAAAGGATAGATTAAAACTTACTAAAAATCAAATTACATTTAAACAGGAAGAATTTAAATTAGATAATCTTAAAAAAGATTTACAATTCCTCGAAAGTCAAAGAACAGATGAAATAAATCAAGATTTAGAATTAAAAATAAGAAAATTAAGACTAAATATAAGTCTTCAACAAACAGTTTTAGATAATTTAAGAAAAGAGGGATTTGAATTAGATGAATTATCAAAAAAATTTATGGATATAGGTGCGAGTATAGAAAAAAGTATTGTTGGTAATCTTACTGATGCTGTTATGGGAACTCAAAGTCTTGGACAGGCAGCAGTAAATGTATTAAATAATTTAAAAAGAAAACTTATTGAAGTACAAATTGAACAAGCTGTTGCTGGCATAGGAGATAAAGTTGGAGGATTTTTAGGTAGTTTATTTAAAAAAAGAGAAAGAGGAGGACCAGTAGCTGCTGGTGGTGCTTATCTTGTTGGAGAAAAAGGACCAGAGATTTTGCAAATGGGTTCACGAGGTGGCAATATTATTCCAAATAATAAAATTGAAGGAGGAACAACAAATATGGTTACAGTAAATGTAGATGCTTCTGGTTCTTCTGTGGCGGGCAGTAATGCAGATGCACAAGCACTTGGGGCTGTTATTGGTGCCGCTGTTCAAGCACAGCTTATAAAAGAAAAAAGACCTGGAGGTTTATTAACTAGATAAATGGCAACTTTTCCTTCTATTCAGCCCACTTATGGGATGAGAAAAACAAGCGCACCGAGAATTAGGTCAACAAGACTAGGTGATGGTTATGAGTTCAGAGCGTTGTTTGGCCTTCCACTTACTCAAGATCCAAAAGTATATGATCTTACTTTCAATGTCTCAGAAACGCAATCTGATGTCATAGAGGGCTTTTTGCGTAGTCGTGTGAATGATCAGGCAAGTTTTACCTTCACTCCTCCTGGAGAAGGTTTTACAAAAACAGGGACATATAGCCAAAGCGGAACTACTGTCACCATAACCATTACAAATCATGGTCTTGCCATTGGTGATGTTGTGACCATTGACTACACTTCTGGTTCAGCAACCGATGGTGATTTTGCAATCGCCACAACTGCTGATGACAATACATTCACGGTAACGGCAGCTTCTTCTGCAACAAACAGTGGTAATGTATCGGTCACATTATCAGGTGCTGGAAAATTTGTCTGTCAATCATGGACAAAAACCATACCATATAACAACAGAGCAATATTGAACTGCACTTTTAGGGAGGTATTTGAACCATAAATGGGATTACCTACAGCAGAATTACAGGCATTAACAAACAAATCTGTCATTGAGCTTTATACATTGACATTGGTATCTGCATTACATGGATCAACCGATGTGACAAGGTTTCATTCGGGGGTTGGTATGAACAGTAACGCCTCAATAATATGGCAGGGTAATACTTACGATAAATTTCCAATACAAGCTGAAGGGTTTGAATATTCTGGCCGTGGTTCGCTTCCAAGACCAACAATAACAGTTTCAAACATTTTGGGAACAATTACAGCATTGATGGCAACAGTAAATGCCACAACACCATTCAATGATCTTCAAGGTGCAAAATTTGTACGCATACGCACTCTCAGCCAGTTCTTGGATGCTGCAAACTTTCCATCAAACAAAAACCCTTTCGGCACACCAGACAGCACGGCAGAACTGCCACAGGAAATTTATTTTATTAATAGAAAAATTGTAGAAAATAGAGATATTGTACAGTTTGAACTTGTTTCTGCTCTTGATCTACAGGGAGTTCGTGCGCCAAAACGTCAGGTCACAAGAAAAGATTTTCCAGGTGTTGGTACTTTTGTAAACGCATGACTTGGAAAACTGATGCTGCAAAACACGCTGAAGAATGTATGCCAAAGGAATCATGTGGTCTGCTGGCAGTTATAAAAGGAAAAGAGACATATTGGCCTTGTAAAAACATTGCAGAATCTGGGTTTGAATATTTTATTATTGATCCTGACGATTGGGCAGAATGTGAAGATATAGGAGAAATAATAGGCATTGTTCATTCACATCCTTATGATCCACCAGAACCTTCTGATAATGACAAAGCGAGTTGTGAGTATTTAAATTTGCCTTCACATATCTACAGCGTAAGAATGAAAGAATGGTGTTCTTTTGAACCGAGTGGTTGGAAAGCACCATCACTTATTGGTAGAAGTTTTATCTGGGGTGTTCATGATTGCTGGTCAATAATTCATGATTGGTATAAAGAAACAAAAAATATTGA